CCGGCAATGATCCTTGGAGTCCTGAGCGTTTTAGGGACTGGGGTGACCTTTACAGGCACCTCAGCCCCAGGCTCGAGAAACTGAACACGGTCCAGCTGGTCGTTGTCTCGCCAGCTGCCAAGAGCGTAATCTCCGTAAGGAAACACGCTCTCGAGCCGGAGGGGCCACTGACGAATAGAATACTTCGCGTTTCCGCGGAGTCCGTCAGCAGTCGCACCGGGTCCGTGCCGTGGGACAATGAGGAAGTGACTGGATGGATCGACGAGTTCGCGTTTGAACTTGCCGACCGTACCGGTTTTCTGCCCCAGAGGATCATCGAATTTGATGGTCCTCCCGTTGTTTTTGATGAACCCGAAGATTGACATCAACGGGTCAACGGATGTCCTGCGCATAGGGTGGTTCGCGTCTTCCGACGCGTTCCACTCGTGGGCAAGCTGCTGTGTGTTGGTTAAACTTCTCTCGACATGAGAGAACACATCAGCCCACAGGAGCGTCGACGCCTTTCGGAAGTGGGGGAAGATCTCCTCCAGGCTACGAGTGTCGATCGCTTTCAGTTCTGCCTCAATCTCGATGTACCGCCGCATGGCACGGAACGTTCGTGCTGGAGTGCACTCGCGCTCAACCTTGCCGAACACCAGCGTTAGCTGGCGAACGACTCGGATGCAATCCACACTTGGTTCATCGAGCAGAGCTCCACTAGAGTCGAAGATCTGGTCCAGGAAACCCCGTAGGAATACGGGGAGACCGCCTCGCCGGCGAAAGCCAGCAAAGAGGTCGGGACCAATTCTCCCAAGTTCGAGGGACCTCTCCAGGTCCTTCCCAAACTGGGGAAGGGTGATTGTTAAGAAACTCTCACCCTCACACTCGACTCGATCCGCGACAGTTTGATAATCGCGGATGGCGCTAGTGCTACACCAGATGGCCGCTTCATTGGCCATCTCTCTCCACAGAGCATTCAAGCTTTTCATCATCTGCTCCCATCAAGGGGCTAGGTGAGTCTCTAGCTAGATGCGCTTGACGCGTGCTGTATCTCTACAACCACTTCTGCCAGTTGTGAAACAAGCGGATGTGGCACCACCCTGCCCACTTATGGAAAGGGACGAGGTAGGAACACACGACGAAGAGTGAGGTGATCAGTCTCACTCAGCTCTCACCACCCAAAAGCTTGGTGATGGCAGCTCCGGACGAGGCAGCAAGATAGGTGATAAACCCGTCAATAAGCTGCTTCTGCTGGACGATCGTCAGCCCCACGTTCGGGGTGCGCGTCACGAGCCAGACAGAATCCTGCACCTCATAGTTCGACCCCGTAGTAAAAGGGTCGGCCACAGTGGTGCGGCGGTCAAAACGGATGAGACGCTGGTTCTGCTTACCCAGAGTATGGGCAATAGACAGAGC